TTAGACGATTCAGGTTATTCAATGTCTGTGCATGATTGGATTAAAGGACAACACACTAGGCAAGGACAAGCTGATGAAGCCAATTATGGATGGGATGAGGGTAAATGGGAGGGACTAGATGAATTAACAAGTGGAGGAAAAAATACAGGCAAGACTGATATAATTGAATCTTATCCTGACAAAAAAGGAACAAAACAATCAACGAAGAAAGCAATAATTACAAACGTACATTCACGGTTAAAGAACATACAAACACGAATAGAGATTTCAAATTTTCTACTAAGAAGTTCTGAACCACAAGGTAAAAAACCAAGAAGAAAGAAACGTGATGACGGAGAATATTCAACTCCATTAGTAGTTAAAGACGGAGAATTTGGTGGTATGAACACAGGCGAAGTAGAACATACAGAACCAAGAGATACTGCTAACAGTAGAGAGCAGTCATCGTCAAATACTGCTAACCTGAAGCAGCAGGCAAACCTAAAGCAACAAATGAACCTAAAGCAACAACTAAACCAGAAGCAACGGGTAAACCTAAAGGAACAGATAAATCAAAAAAAACGTGACAAAGATGTCGCTTAATTATGAGTATCTATTTAGTCAGATAGACAAGGCTAAGAAAAAACAAAAGAAAGGGTATATACCTTGGAATAGTCCAGAATCTAAAAAAAGACGAGAGCAGCAAGAAAAGGACCAAGCAGATAAAAAAAGACGTAGTGAAGAATACATCGCTACACACAGTTCACCTGGAAAAAAATTCGTAAGTGAAAAACTTTCAAGAGTTGCAGGCAGAAAACGTAGTGGAGGAAAATATAATGTTGGTACAGAACAAAGAACAAGAGATACACACACTGGAAGAGGGAAAGATAATTTAAGAACAATAGCAGAGCGTAAAGAATATGATAGAATGAGAAATGTAGACGAAAAAATAAGAGCAGGAATGACTGCAATACCATATGGTCATACAAACCTACATGATTACGAAAACACTCTATGGGAACAAGAGAGAGCAGATGATAAAAAAAGGAACCAGGATAATAGAATAGCACGAGAAAGAAAAGTAGCAGGTCCAGGTGAAACAGCCTCTGAATATCACAAAAGAACAGCAGCAGCAAAGAAAAAGAAAGAGCAGGCAAAACAAAAGAAACAGACAAAGCAACAAGCAACACAGGCTAAAGAAGAAATATATGATTATGAAAAAGATGAGAGTGAGGGAAAATCAGGAACATATGATCCTGATAAAGACATGTATGGTACTGATGACGATAAAGGAGATTATAAAAATGCTAGCGTATGGAAGTCATGGTTAGAAAAGAAAACTAAAAAACCATACGTAGGAGAACCAGAAAATGCAAAAAAATGGCAAAAGTTTTTTGATGAATATAAGGACAAACCAAAAGAAGCTCCAAAACCAAAGAAAACATATACTAAAGTTCCATCAAGAGCTGTTGGTGGAATGAATTTCAGTGATTTTGAGGCTTTGGAACAATTTCTACATCCAGACAAATCACCCAAAGACAAGAAGATTAGAGAGGGAATGGTTGATACATTTAACGACTTTCACCGAGGAACCCAGACAAAGAGGGCAGGCAAAGCATTATGGAAATCATGGTTAAAAGAAAAGGATTCTGTAGACGGAAAAGGTAGTAACAAACCAAAACCAGATCCAACTGGTGGTAAATTAGGAGAGAAAGGAGACGAAGTTACTGGTTATGATCCAAAAAGAATGGGAGAATTTGGAAATCATAGAGATAGAAAATCAGAAGAATGGGAAGAAAGACAGAGAGGATTGTGGGATAAAGGTGATTATCAAACATGGGAATCCAAAGATAGAGAACATTGGGCAGATAGAGGTGTTAAATCAGATGCAAAACCAGATTATGCTGATTGGCTTTATGAAAAATTCCCAGAGAAGCATGGATTGAAGAAACCCAGAAAAGATACAATGAATAAGAGTATGTATAAAGCATGGTTAGAAAAGAAAGAGAAAGCAAAACCATTAACTGATAAGAACTGTCCTTACTGTGAAAATAATTATAACGCAGATGATAAAGACTTTCCGTTTGCAAGAAGTCATGGTGAAATTGACAGGGCTGTGAAACACCATCATATGATGAAAATACTACATGAACAAAACCCAGATTATTTCCATAAAAAAGTAGTAGAGGGAATGAGTATAGACGATCCTGTGCCTAAAGAAACTGACGAGAAATTAAAAGCAGAAGAGGGTATAGGATGCATGAATATGGGCAGTCAAAGAGGTCTAGGACATGAGGCTGGTTATAAGCAAGATCCAGGTCAATCAGCACAGATAACAGAAGTTGTAGAGGAAGAGATAGGAAATGAATCAAAAAAGAAGAGTGATGATGCAACCGAATGGCATAAGAAGAGCCCAGATAAATGTGTTGACTGTGGTAAGAAAGGCAGAAAGGGAAATACTGTTTATCCAACATATATAGGAGATGACATATATTATGATGGACGAGAAACGGGTCCTGGTTCTGCAAAGGATCTTGTTCCTTTATGCCAAAACTGTTCATTGAGAAGAAGTCATCCTGAAATGTTTCATGATCAGGGAGAATATTCTAAGGAAACTAAAGAAGAAAACAAAAGTGCCTATGAGAACCATGAACAAGATGAGGGTGCTGAAGTAGAGCCTAACAAACAACAGATACCACCATCAAAGCCAGGAATGGATGTGGCTAAATCCCTATACAAAAAAGCCTTAATAACCAAGTATAACAATATATATAAACCAGCAAATCTTTAAATATCTTAACTATGGCAGACGAAGAACAAGTTGATCAAGTAGAGATCACTAAATCTGACGAAGAACAAGATTCTTATGAAAATACAGTTGCAAAGAGTCTTGATACTCTAGCAGATGTAGTTCAATCCATAGCCCAATCACAACAAGGCGTAGAAAAAGCTGTCTCAGAAATATCTGAGAGAGTAAAAGCTCTTGAATAACCAAGCGATTTACCATTGAGTCCGAAAGGCACTCAAGGTGGAGATGATGTAGGTGCGAAAGTTACTATTCCAAATGATCCTTACCCAGTTGGCGATCAAGTTGGACTGGATTCTGATAGGAAGAATAATAATCCTCCTAAGAAAGACCCAGCAGGACTAAAAATGCAAGAGAAGCCAGTGAACAAGGCTGAGGAAGATTCTGAACCAGAAATGATTCAGAAATCGGAACACGAGTTCTCGACTGAGACACCTAGACCAGGTAGTGCAATTGAAACAGTTGACAAATCCTTTGGTAAGGATTATAGTCCAATACTGAAAGATGCACGAGCCGAAGGTTTTGAGGGTCTTAGCAAAGTAGCACAAAACATCCTGAGTGGCAAATACTACAAGCCAACTCCAGAAGAGGTCGGATTCTAATGGTGCAAATTAAAACCATTGACGAACTAGAGGCACTCTATTATGGTTATAATAGAAACTTGCTTAGAAAAGCAGATGCTCCAATCACAACATCAACAGTTGGCGTTTTCAACGCTATCTATGGTGCTTATGCATGGGCACAGCTCAACCTCGAAGCAAACGCTTTCGGTATCCTACCAAAATATCCATGGGATAAGTCAGGATGGAGGGTCATAACTGCAAAGCCAGTTCTGAACACCACCAACAGTAATACTGTTCTAGGTGGAACATCAGAGGGTGGCTTAATTGCCCAAACCATTAAACCAACACTTCAAGAAATTGATGTTAGACCAAAGACAGCACAACTGCCTTTCTCAGCATCAGAAGTTATGGAATGGTTGAGCACACACAGCAAAGATGATATTTGGGGTGGACTAGGTTCACTTCGATTGTACATGGCTGTGCAGCACAAAGAATTCCTCAACAGAATGTTACTAGCAGATGTCGAAAAGCAAGCAGCAGATGCAAGTGGAGCTTGGACCGGAACAGCAGACTTTGAGTCTCTAGACCGAATTGTATCAACCAGTGCAGAAGAAGGTGCATTGGGTGGTTCACAAACAGGCAACTACGATCCATGGGCTGCAAACGCAACCATCGACAGAGATAGTGGTACAGCATTCGATTGTACTGTTGAATCTGCTTCAGGTACTATTGGAACAACTGGTGTCCTTACAGACGATACTCTAAGAGCTTTCTTACGAAAGATTCGTATCGCTGCTGGTAAAGACCCAAACGTATTCCTAGGATCTCACGAAGTTTACTCCGAGATACAAGGTCTATACATGCCTTCCGTCAGGATTCCAAATCCATATGGCGAAAGCTTAGTACAGATTGATGTAAACGGTATCCAGTCATTTAAGG